AGAGGTGTCCGGCAATGCAGAGGTGTCCGGCGATGCAGAGGTGTACGGCAATGCAGATTACACAACTATTCATGGATTTGGTACTCAATTCCGTACCACTACGTTTTTTAGATGCAAAGATAAAAAGGTCAGAGTTGCATGCGGATGCTTCTTTGGGACTATTCCGGAATTCCGTGAACAGGTTAAAAATACAAGAAAAGGGAAAATTGCAGAAGAGTATCTGATGATTGCTGACCTTATGGAAAAACATTTTGAAAAATAAAGTGCTCCGAAGGAGAGCTGAAACCTCTCGCCTCGGAGCTGTAAACCACTAATCGTGCTAGCGGATTACAGGATAATCATATCATTTCTTCCTGTATTTCGCAAGAGAACAGGAGGATTTTTTATGAGGAAAACCGAGGATAAAATCACAATGGACAGCGCAAAGATAACAAGCTTTGAAGATTTTGAAAACTTCTATGCAGTCGAAGTTGTAAGAGAGGCAAAAAAGCAGACTCACAAATGGTTCTGTGCATGGATTGTAACCATGATTGCATTAATTTTTTCAAACGCTGCATGGATGTTTATTAAGTAAGAAAGGAGGAAAAACTGTGGCAATTAGATATACCACAGAACAAAAGAAATACATCCTTTTGAAAGGCAATATTGCAAAAAGGATGGAGGCCGAGCGAGTAAGTGATGCTCAGATGGCAGCAGTAACAGGAATGGCTGAAAACACTTTCCGTAAAAAGCGAAATAAGCCGGAAACATTCACGTATCCGGAACTGCGGCATATTTTTATTCGATTGAACTTCCCTAACGAGGAAATATTGGAGGCTTTGACATGAAAGATTGGATAGACTCCATTCTGATTGGAGGGATAGCAACGTATCTTCCGTTCTGGACCTGGGACAACAGTCGTGACCAGATCATGGGAGCGTTGGGACTGATCGGAGCTGTGTACATAGCAAGGACGTGGAAAGAATGGACATGCTAGACATGCCAACTAAAAAAGGATCCTCAGAGCTGCAACTCAAATAAGGATCCAAGACAATATATTTCTTCTCCATTGTAGAAGGAAAGAAACCAAAAGCCAATACAAGGAGGAAATTATGAACGAAGAGAAAATCAGAGAAATATTTGATTTGTGTCTGAGAGTTTCAAATGAAACAACGGCGCATGTGAATTTTGACTATACGGCGTATAACGACATATCCAGAGTTTATATTTATGTATTTAATGATGCAGGGGAGATCGTAAAGCATTTTTCATTGTGCCAGTTTTACGACTTTGAGTCCGAATCTCAGAATTACGAAAATGCAAAGAAATATCTTCTGGAACTGCTTATCAATGGGAGGTGTCCGTTAAATGAATCTTGAAGAATTAAGGCTTCTTCCAAAATGGGATATGGTACTTGCAGTGAATGTCCTCTTGGAGGAACTGAACAAGCGAAATGTGCCTATTGTTGATTGGGAAAATCCAGATATGTTTGTGGATCATCTCGAATATCACGCCGCTGATTCTATTCAGAACGGTAAGACGGTTCCGGGCATGGGTGATAAGTCAGACGCAATCTATTGTTTTTTTAAGCAGTTAAAGGAGCCAATCTATGAACGAAAGAATACAGGAAGTCTTGAGACTGATTGATGTTCAGCTCGCACTTGTTCCAGACAATCCAATAGAGGAACAGTACAAGGCAAGGACGTTGGCGAGTTACACGCAAGCACTAAATGGGCTTTTAGCGGCTCAGAAAGCATATAAGGAGGAAAGCAATGAGTGATTTTGAAATCCGTATTCCGGCGAGAAAGAAACAGCCTGCAACTGATAAGGATAACCCGGTTGTGAAAGTTTCGCCGGACGCATACAACGCGCTGGTTGAAATCTACAATGAATCAACCTTATCAATGAAAGATATTGCAAGCTTGCTGATCGTTGAGGGCAGTAAGCATGTGATTTATGACAAGGAGGAATAACAATGGCAACACCAGTATTGATTATTGGAAAATCTGGTTCCGGCAAGAGTACCAGTCTTAGAAACTGCCAGAATGAACACTGGAATCTTATTAGAGTATTAAATAAGCCGCTTCCGTTCAAAGGAAAAATTGACGGATGGTTTACAGATGATTACCAACAGGTAATGAAGTGCCTGATCGCATCAAAAGCGGAGTCAATTGTGATTGATGATGCAGGTTATCTTATTACGAATCATTTCATGAAAGGACACGCTTCTGCTGGAAAAGGCAATGCGGTGTTTGCTCTGTACAATGATATTGGAGACTATTTCTGGAATCTTATCCAGTTCATTGTAACAAAAGTACCGCAGAATAAAATTGTTTACCTTATGATGCATGAAGAAAAAGATGATTCCGGGGAAGTAAAGCCTAAGACAATTGGTAAGCTTCTGGACGAAAAGGTTTGTATCGAAGGTATGTTTACCATCGTTCTTCGCTGCATCGAAGAGAGCGGCAAACACTTATTTGTCACTCAGTCCAGCCAGGGAGCAGTAAGTAAGTCCCCGATTGGAATGTTTGACAGTTTAACTATTGGTAACGACCTTGCAGAGGTGGATAAGGTTATTAGAGATTATTATGAATTAGGGGGAACAGATAATGCAGAAACCAAATAATTACGATACTACACAGGCAGCAGGAGAATTTGAGTCGATTAAGCTCGGCGGACACAAAATGGTAATTAAGCAGGTATCAGAGAAAAAATCCCAGGGTGGGCTTGATATGCTTGTTATCTTGTTTGATTTCGCAGAAGGTGATGAACAGGCGGGGTACTTTATGAAGCAGTTCGAAAACGATATCCGTCCAGACAAGAAATATCCGAACGCCGGCACTAACTATATGGTCATTGACGAGAGTGTAGATTATGGTGTCCGTAACCTTAAAACATTTATCACATGCGTAGAAAAGTCAAATCCGGGATTTGCCGTTAAGTGGGGCGATAATTTCGGGCAGCAGTTTAAGGGAAAACTGATCGGCGGCATCTTCCGTCTGGAGAGAGACTGGTACGACAATAAAGAAGTAAAACGTCACAAACTTGCATGGTTCCGCAGCGTGGAAGGAATCAAAGATGCAGATATTCCGGAAGAGCGTACCACAAAGGCCTATGACGATCATCTGAAGGAAGAAGCTATCATGGGAGCAAGTCCAGCAGGTACGGACTTTATGAGTATTCCAGACAGTGCACAGGAAGAACTTCCGTTCAATTAAAAGGATGTGTTTTTAATGGTTATACAAGTGGACACAAGGGAACATAAATCAGAATGGGGACGAATTCAGAGTCAGTTTGATAGCCTTGGAGTGCAGTATTTTCGCTCTAAATTGTATTGCGGTGATTATCAATCACTGGACAATGCAAAACTCTGTATTGACCGTAAAAAGGATTTGCAAGAGCTTTGCGGAAATGTCTGCCAGCAGCATGAAAGATTCAAAGCAGAGCTTATCAGAGCGCGTGAAGCAGGTATTCAGCTTATTATCCTATGCGAACACGGACCAGATATCAAATCAATTGGTGATGTGTATTTTTGGGAGAATCCAAGAAAATACAAAGTCATATGGAAGACGGTAAACGGTAAGAGAGTAAAGACTGTAATTTCCGATAAGGCTGTTGATGGCTGCCAGTTATATAAATCTCTATGCACGATCAGAGATAAATACGGTGTTCGATTTGAATTCTGTACAAAAGAAGAGACTGGACGGCGAATCGTGGAGTTGCTGTCATGACAAAGGATGAAATCAAGCAATCAGTGAAAATGTCTGAGATTCTTTCCAGATATGGACTAAAACCAAATAGAGCTGGTTTTATATGTTGCCCTTTTCACAAGGAAAAGTCAGCATCCTGTAAAATCTACGATGATTCGTTTTACTGCTTCGGCTGTGGAACCGGTGGCGATGTGTTTGATTTCGTGATGCAATACGAATCCGTCCCTTTTAGTACTGCATTTATCGAGTTGGGTGGTACTTATATCTCTAAAAAAGGTAAAAGTCGTAACCAGATCAGACATGAAATGCGGGATATTAAAACAAAAAAGTACAATCCCGCTCAGGTCCCAAACGAGCTTGAGCAGGTAGAAAAGAACATACTTATGTACGAAACAGCGCTAAAAACGTTCCCTCCCGATTCAGAAGATTGGTATATGTGCCAGTTTAATCTCGAGAAAGAAAAAAGCATACATGAATTACTGTCTGTTAAGTCAGGAGGTAAGGAAAATTCTTGAAAATATTGGAAATTTACAAGCGCAAGACTTTATGGAAAAGCAGTTGTATGAAGAACTTTTTTCAGTAAAAAGTAAAATCGACCGCTCAGAAATCAAATTCAAACTGATGGACCGGGCAAAAAGTGTGAAAGTGAAACATATAGCAGAAGAGTTTATAAAGGAATTTCAAAAAGCAGAGCAGGAAAAAGAAAAAGAAGAAAAAGCAAATCGTTCCATGCAGCTGGTTGAAAACATCACAAACTTTTATCCTGATTCTGTTGATAAGGAGTATCCTAATATGGCTTGTGGCAGCTGGATAGCTACAGAGAATGGAATATTTTCTTCTGAAACATCTAAGGCGAGAGAACTTGTATGTCACCACCCGATCATGCCGATACGCCGACTGAAAAACATTGAAACAGGTGAAGAACAGATCACAGTGGCTTTTAAAAGGGATGGATATTGGACGGAAATAACTGTTCCGAAAATCGACATTGTGACTTCCAGGGCAATAACTAATCTTGCAAGGTTCGGGGTGCAGGTCAATTCAGAGAATGCAAGGCTTCTCGTAAAGTATCTGGCAGATGTTGAAATGTACAATGCCGATATGATTGACATACAGCACTCTACAAGCAAGTTAGGGTGGCATGGCGATGTGTTTGTACCTTACGACCTTTCGATCGTTTTTGACGGGGAATACCGCTTTAAAGCACTATTCCAGAGTATACAGGAAAGCGGAGATTACTTCAAGTGGGTGACTCTAGCTAAACAGCTGCGGTCATGCGGACGATTAGAGCCACGAATAGCGCTGGCGGCATCTTTTGCAAGTGTTCTTATACAGCCACTTGATGTATTGCCGTTCATCGTAGATTTCTACGGGCAGACAGGCGGTGGAAAGACAGTAACGATCAATATAGCGGCATCGGTTTGGGGAAACCCGGCACCGGGAGCTTACGTTGGAAACTTTCGGTCAACAGATACATCATTGGAGACCAGGGCAGATATGCTCAATAACTTTCCGATGATTCTGGATGATTCAAAGAACGCTTCTCAGTATATCCGAGATAACTACGAAACGCTTATATATAACCTTTGTTCTGGTAAGGGAAAAGCACGTTCAAATAAGGACCTCGGAGCAGCTAAGGAGAATATATGGAGCAATGTGACCATTTGCAATGGTGAGAACCCTATTTCGGAATTTGCAGATTCCGGCGGAGCAATCAACAGAATTATTGAAATTGAGTGCTGCGAGGATATTTACGAGAATCCAGCAGAGATTAACGGCATTGTCGTGAAGAACTATGGTTTTGCCGGAAGAGTGTTTGTTGGAAATCTCAAGCAGTTCACGCCGGATCAGTTAAAAGAAATGAAATCTGAGATTGAAAAAGGGTTTGATGGTTTTGATTTTCCGGCAAAGCAAATCATGGCAATATCTACGCTTCTGCTGGCTGACAAATTAGCTACAGATTTCATATTTAAGGATGGACGTGAGCTGACGGTCGAGGACGTTGTGGACATACCTACACGTAAAAAAGACGTATCTGAGGGACAGAGGTGTTATGAATTCATTCTTGAAAGTCTTTCCGTGTACGGGCAGCACTTTGATGCTCAATTCAGTTGCGATCAATGGGGATTCAAGGAAACGCCAGATGAGTATGGAGATGTATATGTATATTTTTATCCGAAACCTCTTGAAAACCTTTTGAAAAATAATGGATTCTCCAGAAAAGCCTTTTCTGCCTGGGCAATTAATCGAGAATTGATTAAGCATACAGGAAAGAGAGATACGGTGCTAAAAAGGGACGGAGGAAGCGTGATGAGGCTTATCGCAGTAAAAATCGTTGATATAAAAAGTCTCGAAAATGAACAAGAAAATGAGGTTATTGAAACTGGTTTTCTGCCAACTAATGCCGAAACAAATGTTCCATTTTCATAATTTGTAACCATGTAACCGTTGTAACACGAAAAAAAACGTCCTATAGGAGAAAGTTTGAGAGTGTATAAAAAACATATGCTCTAGTGATTCTCCTATACAAAAACCTTGGTTACATTGGTTACACGGTTACATACCTCTGAAACCCGCATAAAATAAGGGTTTTTGGCGTAACCAATAGGTTGAAAAAGTCGGTTACACATGGGTTACAAAATTAAAAAGTATATACAATTAGATTTATTATAACAAAATTAATTGAATATTGCAAAAATATTTAGTTGACATAATTATTATAAAGAGTGGTTACAAAATGAAAAAAGACGATCTCAATAAAAAGCAGAGATATGCATTAGACACGATGCTGTCTGGTAGTAATGTTTTTCTGACAGGTGATGCAGGAACAGGCAAGACAACGGTTATTCAGACATTCATTGATGAGGCGGAAAAAGCTGGTAAAAGTGTTCTGGTATCTGCTACTACTGGAATAGCTGCGGACAATATCGGATACGGGGCGACTACCGTACATCGTGCATTGAATATCTCAATCAAATTTGAGGATTACAAGAAAAAAGTGAAATCCAGAGCTGAACTGTTGAAGGAAGCGGATATTCTTATTATTGACGAGATCAGCATGTGCCGATTTGATTTATTTAACATGATTGCAAAGACAATTATCACGGAGAATGAAGAGAGAGCCGTTGACAGACTTTTGAGCGGAGAGGATAAAGAAGACGTTCAACTGATCGTAATTGGGGATTTTTACCAGCTTCCACCGGTTATCACAACAGATGACCGTAAAATTCTCTGCCGGATGTATGGATCTGATTATGGAAAGGGCGGAAAGTACGAACACGGATATGCTTTCATGTCTGAATACTGGAAAGAAATGGGGTTTGAATACATCAAACTTGATGAGGTATGCAGACAGAATGATGAGGGATTTAAATATGTTTTGAACGATATCAAATATGGCAACAATATTAGAAAATCCATTGCATATCTGGAAAATAACGAATCAGACAAGGTTATACCAGAAGCACCGTTTCTGGTCGGAACAAATGCTGAAGCTGATCGGATTAATAATACTTTTCTCGGAAAACTGGATAAAAAGACCGAAAAAGTGTTTCATGCAGCAGTTGACGGAGAATTAACGTCTGCTGATATTAAGAACATTACATTTGCCAGAGAGGACTTAATTCTTAACATCGGTGCAAAAGTGATGATTACAGTCAATGATCTGTCTGGAAACTACGTCAATGGAACGATTGGCATCATTCAGAAAATTGTGGATAACGGAGAATTTGAAGAATCCTATCTGGTTATCAAGACTGATAAGGGTAAAACAGTTAACTTGTACAGATACAGTAAAGACATTGAGAAACAGGTTATCGAGGAATCTGAGCAGGAAAAAGACGGACAGAAGATCGTAAAAGAGAAGATTGTCCGTAAAAAAGTCGGATCATTCTCACAGTTCCCGGTAAAGCTTGCTTGGGCAATCAGTATTCATAAATCACAGGGACAGACATTTGAGAAAATCAACATTGATCCTTGTTGTTGGGATCCAGGACAGTTCTATGTGGCTGTTTCACGTGCGAAATCCGCTAATGGAATACATTTTATCAGACCGATAAAGCAAAGCTATATAAAGGCTTTTAACAAGGATAACGAGCGACTTCTTGAACGGAGTTTTGAGGTAGAAGAAGGTGCATAAGTATGAGAGTGATACACGAGCAGATACCGAACACGATAAGATTTTTGCAAATTGATTTTCCGGCACTGGTTCTCCAGACTGCCGGAATCGAAGAAAGTGATGAATACTGGGCGCAGGTGATAGAACAGACACATATTGTGTCAGAGAAGTACCAGAAAAACGGCTTCGTGGATCATATGTTGTTCGCTTACGTTGATTACCTTGAAAAAATGTACAACAAATCCAAAGAACTGAGAAAGAAGCGTGAGAAAAATGAGCAGTAAGTTAAAAGTCAAGAAAAAGACCAGATTTCCTGTTCAGACTTCTAATCAGGCGGCTCAGGCGTTTGGGCGGGCTATGCAGAACTGCCAGAGTCAGCTTAAAGACATGGAACAGAAAGCCTATGAAGATGGTTTTACTGTTGGTGAGGATTGGAGTAATACGATCAATACTGTTACAACCATGATGGCTCTGAGACGTTTATATGGCTTTTCTACGAAGCGTTTACTCACAGTCATGCAGACTGCTAACGAATACGTTAAAATGGCAAATAGGGGCGAAATGAGCGTCCTGAGCATGATGCAGGACATTGAAGAGAACACAGATGTAAGATTTGACGAGATGAACAAGAATCTGGTTAAGAAGATGGGAGTTTGACAAGGAGCTAAATTAAATGAATAGAATTCGTACTCTGAGGGAAGCGAGCAGTATGTCTCAAAAAGAATTGGCGAGCGCAATAGGAGTGCCACAGTCTTTGGTGAGTTATTGGGAAAGAGAAAAGAGAACTCCATCAGTGGTTAACGCGCAAAAACTTGCTGATTTTTTTGGAGTGGAAATAAAAGATATATTCGTAGAAAAGACTGCACAATAGCGTGCCAGTTGCTTACATGGGCGAAAGGAGAACGAGAATGAAGCAGAAAACACCGGAACAGGAATTAGAGTTGTTAAGAGAAGGCCTATTACATGAGCGCGCTATCTGGGAGCACATCAATGAAAATGGCTGTAATGATCCATTTTGGGCGGATGGATGCAATATGAATCTAACCAGAAATCATATTCTTTCATACAGAAATGAGATTGCAAATTGTTGCGAGGAACATAATCTTCCACTTCCAGAAGAATACTTTCTAAAAGTACCGCCAGAAGTTGACGATGATTATATGGCGAACTTTAACCAGAAAGCCCGTGTAGATAGATTGAAACAGCAGGGTGATACATTAAGCCGGAAGAAAAAGAAGTTTATTGATGATGGACAGATGGAGTTTTGTTGATTAACCATGTAGTTGCTTACATGGGGAAAGTGAGGATGGAAATGAAATTATTTAAAACAGTAGATGAAAAATTAGCGGAAATTGGATTTACAAAAGTTGAAGAAGATAAATACGGATGTGAATATGAGAGAAAAGATAAGAAATATGGATATACACAGATCGTATCTATTTTACATAAAAAATCCGGAAGGCACATCTTACAGTCTTATGATCCAGATTTAGGAGATAGCAAAGGAATCGGAAATACTTGTGTTGGTCTTACGGGGTATGAAATGAAATTGTTTATTAAAAAGATGAAACAATTAAAGATGTATTCAGGTAAGGAGGATACAAAATGTTAATCAGAAGTCAGGATAATAAAACACTGTTTAATTTCACGCAATGCATCAATATTGGAGAGCACGGAAAAGGTGCTGTGATTTATGTTAATAATTTGTATCCGGCAGGCGAGTATTCTACCGCAGAAAAAGCTTTAAAGGTACTGGATATGATTCAGGAAGCCTATGTAAATGGACATATTGATTATCAGATGCCAGCGGACAGTGAGGTGGAAATATGAAAAGATCTGAAACAACAAAATTTCTTAGCAGATTGTTGGAAAAAAGCCGTTTTTCTGGTTCAGGTAAATACTGGGCTAGAGAAGTAAGCATTGATTATGGCTACGCAGCAGGAAAGGCAAGAAGAGTAGATTACATGCAATTTATTCCGGAAAATCAGTGCTCTATCTCAGCAATCGAAAAAGGAATATTTGCATGCTATGAAATCAAAAGTTGCAAAGAGGATATTTACAGCGGAAATGGATTAAATTTTATTGGCGAAAAAAACTACCTTGTGACAACAATGGAGTGCTACAAAAAAATTTTACCTGATTTAAAAAATGGAAAATTTGCCCAACATATACGTGAGAATTTTCCGGAATGTTACGCGGAAATAGGTAACATGGGAGTAATGGTTGCAGTTCCGTATCAGAGAGATGTTGCAGAAGAATTTGAAAGCCCAACACCACTAGATGAAGATGTGGAGAAATGGAGATTATCAGTTATTTTGAAGTGTGGACACAATGGTTCAAGAAAAAGATCCATGATAGAACTGTTGTTTTGCATGGTAAGAAGCGGGCATTGAGAAAGGATGGAATAATATGATACATATCAAAGAAAGATTAATGCAGTACGCGGATAAATATTCGGGCTGCTACAAATACGCCGGGGTGTATGTCAAAGTTATTCAAGATATGATTGAGCAGCTTCTGGCTGATCTGGAGCAGGATGAGAAAGAAAATGGTTGGATTCCGGTCAGTGAGAGATTGCCAGAAACAGATGATTATATTCTTCTCTCTTTTGCGAATTACTCAATCCCAATAATCGGAAGATGTGAAAGAGATAAAGATGGCAACGGCATTTTTTACGCCGGTGACGATTTAATATCTTGTTTAGGTAATGATTTATATGTCAACGCCTGGATGGAATTGCCGGAGCGCTATAGGGAGGACGAATCATGATTACATTCTTATTAGGATTCACCCTTGGAATCATAGTCGGAGTGGTCGGTCTTGTATGCGTAGTGATCATGTACGACAAGCGCCACCCAGACGATTAGAAAGGAGAACGGTATGCTGACAAGGAACAAAAAGCTGAAAGACTACGGCATTCCGGCAGAGGACATTGAAAAACTGAATACGATGCTGAAAGACTTCCCGGCAGAGTACGGATACCTGCTTTCCAGTGCTGCCTTGTCAGCTTGCCCGAAAAACACGGTGATAGTGGATATGGTTATTGAGAATATCCTACACCGGAAAAGTTACAGAAAAATCAGCAGAGAAAGATATATTCCGATGAATCCAAAGGACTTTTATGGGTACAGGCGCAAGACCGTCGCTGTACTGTATGAGAGGATGCGGTTGTTGGGAGTATGGGAGGAAAAATAAATGAAAGAATATAAATGTCCAAAGTGCAATAGTAAAAACCTTTTTGTCAAGAAAGTTGGGAATAATACGGGATTGTATTGCGTGGATTGCGGTGCATGGATTAAATGGGTCTGGAAAAATGAGCTGAGAGCGTTTGAATATTTAACTAAGCAGAAACACGTAGACGATGCTAATAGTAAACAAGACGATATTGCAAACATCATTTACGGCACTCTCGATCATATGTATTGCGATAATTGCAGATTCAATAGCGAAATTAAAGAAAGTGATAATGGTGAATGGAACTGTGATGAATGCCACAGAAAATATAATGGATGGGGAGTTTCCATGCAGGAAAGTAATAAAATTGCAAAAGAAATTTTAAAACAGTTAGGAGAATAGAATATGAGCAGACTGATTGATGCAGACGAATTAATCAAATACATTAAAATTTGGGAAATCGGGACAAGTATTAGTTCCGACCAGAAAGAGTTTATTGATTGCATTAACAGACAGCCGACAGCATTTGATGCGGATAAGGCTATTAGCGAATTGGAAAGAGATAAATTCATTGAATCAGAATGTATTTTATCTGATGTGCATCAAGGATACAATGCTGGACTGAGCAGGGCAATCGAAATCGTGAAAGGCGGTGGAGTTGAATGAGAGAAATTCTTTTCAAGGCAAAGCAGATTGATAATGGTGAATGGATAGAAGGAAGCCTCATAGATTTAGACATTGACAGCGGATATTGTTATATTGTTCAGCCGTATAAAAAAGCGAGTATATTGCCAATCATCTTTTTAATAACAGACAGAATGAAATTGGTTGATCCAGAAACCCTCTGCCAGTTCACAGGACTTTGCGACAAGAACGGGAATAAAATTTGGGAAAATGACATTTTGATGGCACACTTGGACGAATCTTACCCGGAAAATGTGACATATGAAACTGTTGAATGGAATGTTGCCGGATGGGTAGGGCGCGAAACTGATAGTATAGGCAGACAATATCTTGATAAATTCGATCTGGAACATTATGAAGTAGTTGGAAACATTTTCGACAATCCAGAGTTGTTACAGGAGGAACACAAATGAGTAAATCAGTATTAGTGATTGATACGCCAAAATATTGTGCTTTATGCGTTTTACGCAGTGGAGTGCTTCACCCGTTCTGTAGAGTAAACAATAGAGATATTACAGATTTGAGTATTAGACCTGAATGGTGTCCATTGAAGCTATTACCGGAGAAGGACACAAAAAACCATTTCCCGGACGAATTTGAAGATGGGTATGCTGCTGGTTGGAATGGTTGTATTGATGAAATTACAGGAGGAAGTTCTGATGATTGATTTAAGAAATACATGTGTTCTGGTTAGAACAAAAGAGGAAAACGAAATGCTTCTTAAAGAAGCTGAAAAACAGGGATTCCAATGGCCTACAAAAAACTATTGCAGACCATTACCAAAACAACATTTTCCAGACATTTTAAAATTTTATGAAGACAAAGATGTTACCCGCGAAGCACATATTGGCACAGACTCAACTTTATACGAAGCATCAGAACTCCTCGGCACAAAAGAAATGTCTGCAAGAGAGTTTGCTGAACGGATTGCAGATGCAGGCAATTGTTGCGAACGTGAATGTATAGGATGTGTGTTGGACAACAGGAATAATAAGTGCAACACGGATTTGTGCAATATACGTAATTGGAAAAATAATATAGATGAACTCCTTGAAATTGCAAAAGTAGAAAAATGGACAGTTCCTACACCAGAAGAGAAAGCAATTGAAAATATTGAGAAGTTTATCGAGAATCCAGATCGTGCAGCGTTGAATGATGAGTTTGTAGATGCGTTGAAGCTGGCGGTGGAGAAGTTGGAAGAGGGAAGTAGATGGAGAGATTAACGCTCGAAAGAGCTATTTGTCGTGTAAAAATAGTGGCGAAAAACCAAAGATGGAACAGTAAATATACAAAATTATCACCAATGAATGAAGAACTCAATAAACAACACGAGGCAGATTATATTAAAGATGCAGAAGAACATGAACAGATCGCAGAGTGGCTTGAAGAGCTAAAATCTTGCAAAGACTTAGAAGAACAGGGATTGCTTGTAAGGTTGCCGTGTCCTATCGGCACAACTGTATGGGATATATGCGGAATGGACATTCGGGAAAATGTGGTAAGCGGACTTGAATATGACAAAGGCGGTAAATGGTTTTTATGGGTAAATGAGGACGAGTGTCTTGGAGAGTTAAATGTTTTGGTATTCCTCACTCGTGAAGAAGCTGAGAAGAAGTTGGAGGAGATGAAGAATGAATAACAACCCTACACCAGAAATAACCACACAGCTCGCTATATCAGCATTCACAGTACTACATCAATATTGCAGCTCAATCAGTCCACATGACTGCGTCAGATGTGCATTCTATGAGCATTGCCCGGAGTGTTTCATGGGGTGTCCGGGAGATCAGGGCGAGACAATCAGAAAATTACAAAGCAATGAATAAAATCAGAGAGTCGGTATTTACCGGCTCTTTTTTAGTGTAAAATTCCTCAAACATGTACCACAACTTTTCCACTGACCTGTGATAGAATATACTCAGAAGTGTTACTATGGGATTTTATAGCCAGAAATGAGGTGATGATATGGCGAACTTAAAATTAGTTACAAGAAAACTCCAAAAAGCTATATTATCCACCGGATTAATCATAAAAATCGGAACATCGCAATTCTACAGCCATGAACAGGAACGATTGATAACAGTAACAATTATATCAACGCCAGTGTTTAGACCAACAAAACGTGGTGAATGGAAAGATTGTGATTACGAAATACTCCGAACTGCATCCCAGTATGATGTAGTCATGTGCCTAAAAGAAATATGGGAGGCAGTCAGAAAATGAGGATGGACAGAGGTGATTAGATGAACTTAACGCCTAAACAGGAAGCGTTTGCACTTGAATATATAAAGAATGGCGGGAATGCATCTGACGCCGCAAGGAAAGCTGGATACTCTAATGGAATCATTAGAAACGCGACAAAAAAACTGTTGGAAAAAGGTTGCATTTCCGCATATATAGCCGAAAAACAGTCTCTCATTGAAAAACAAAAAGGCACTGACATCATGTCTCTGGTAGAAATTCAGCAGCGCCGCTCCATGATCGCAAGAGGTGAGCTGACTGATTCATTCGGATTTGCTCCGGATTTCTCCGATCAGCTGAAATCCATGAATGATCTGGAAAAGACGCTTGCCATAAAAGAAGCCAGAGAAGAACAGCAGAAAGCAGAAGAAAAAGCTAGATTGCAAGGTGAATACCATATTGATCTGAACATTGTCCCGGACGTATTTCATAAAATGATTAGGGATATTCGAGCAAAGAAACATAGTGAATACATTCTTCCTGGTGGACGTGGTTCCATGAAGTCCTCAACTATATCTCTGATTATACCGGAACTGCTGAAGAATAATCCGAACATGCACGCTCTGATTCTGCGAAAAGTCGGAAACACTATCAAAGATTCTGTTTACGCTCAGATGAAATGGGCTATTGATAAATTAAATCTAAATGAGGAATTTGTGTGCAAGGTATCTCCTATGGAGATTACGTATAAGCCTACTGGACAGAAGATTTACTTTCGTGGTGCTGACGATCCATTAAAGATTAAGTCTATCAAGCCAGAGTTTGGATATATCGGTATTGTCTGGTTCGAGGAGTTAGATCAGTTTTCTAATCCAGAAGAAATCCGAAATATTCAACAGTCTGCTATTCGTGGTGGTAATGAAGCATATAAATTCAAGTCATTCAACCCGCCTAGGAGTAAGAATAACTGGGCGAATGAGTATACGGCAGAAGCGGAAGAAAAAGACGAAAATGTAATGGTTGTGCATAGCACTTACCTTGATTTGGGAATCGAACAGGAATGGCTTGGAGATGTATTCCTTGCAGATGCCGAACATCTAAAAGAAGTAAATCCAGATGCTTACGACAATGAGTATTTAGGCCATGCTAACGGAAATGGTGGAAATATCTTTGAATACATCGAAGAAAGAGCTATCACGGATGAAGAAATTAGTCACTTTGACAGAATTTATCAGGGCGTTGACTGGGGCTGGTACCCGGATAAATATGCTTTTTCCAGAATCTATTATGATTCCGCCAGAGAAACAATCTATTTTATTGACGAGATTTACGAAAACAAAAAATCAAATGAATGGACTGCGAATGAAATTAAGCGAAGACAGTACGATGATTACGAAATTACTTGCGATTCTGCCGAGCCTAAATCAATCAATGATTACAGAGATTCAGGACTCCCAGCAAGAGGAGCAATCAAAGGACCGGGAAGCATTGAGTATTCTATGAAGTGGCTGCAAAGAAGAAAGCTTGTGTTTGACCCAAAAAGAACGCCAAATGCTTGCAAAGAGTTCAAGAAATACGAATACGAACGTGATAAAGATGGAAATATTTGCAGTGGATATCCGGACAAGGATAATCATTTGATAGATTCTGTCCGGTATGGCTCAGAATCGTTGTGGAGAAGAAGGGGGCACAGTGCATAATGTGTAAATTTTGTGATAATTTAGCTTCTTACAAAGAATACTATGATAATCCAGAACGCAAGAAGAACAAATATATATATACGGATGCATGTTGTACATGTACATGAAAGACCGAAAAGGAAGCATTACTTCCAGACCGTTTGACCTTAATTATTGTCCGATGTGTGGAAAGAAGATAGCGACAGGTGACTAAATGGGACTTATAACAACACTAAAAAGGTGGTTTAACATGATTTTCAAAAAACAAGCCGAAGAGGATTTTAATATCCAGGCGGCAGAATTTCCAGAGATGGAATCACTGATTAACCGGTGCGCGAACATTTACAGGGGAGTTCCGGAATGGTTAGATGACAAGAATAATATCAAGACGATTAATTTTGCTAAATCTGTGTGTTCTGAGACTGCCAGACTCGCAACATTGGCGATCGGCATTCAGATAGATGGCTCTGCAAGGGCAATATGGTTACAGGAGCAGATAGATAAAGTATATTTCCAGATCCGACACTGGGTAGAATACGGCTGTGCTTACGGAACAGTATTTATCAAGCCGAACGGCGAGAGCCTTGACATATTTACTCCGGCAGACGTGATGATTGTGGATTATGACAATCAGGAAATCAAAGGGATTATATTTAAGGATTCTTATGCTGTTGGACGGAAATACTATACACGGCTTGAATATCATAGATTTGTTGAGACCACTGTGGACGGAGTAACGACCTATCCGTATTATGTTTCAAACAGGGCTTATGTGTCGAAATCCCCTCAGAGCATCGGTGATAAAATTGACCTTAAACAGACCAAATGGGCTGACCTAATGGCAGATACGCCGCCGATACTCAAGGCAAACGGTGAGAAGCTGGACGGAGCTTTGTATGGAGTTCTACGGACACCGCAGGCGAACAATGTGGACATTAGTACACCACTGGGGCTTCCAATATTTGCAGAAGCAATTGAAGAGTTAAAAGACCTGGACATTGCATACAGCCGAAACGCAAAAGAAATTCTTGATTCTAAGCGGACTGTTCTGGCGGATGATCGACTGCTGATGCCGAGCGGTTCACCTGTCTCCGCTATGACACCACAGGCAATGGAACATAGATGCTTAGAAATGAGCTTACCAGATTATGTGAAAAACGTATTCGGACAGGACGAGAAAGAGTTTTATCAAGAAATCAATCCGGTTCTCAACACAGATACCCGTATAGCCGGCATAAATGCCATTTTAAGCCAGCTGGGGTACAAGATTGGATTCTCAAACGGATACTTTGTTTTCAACGAATCTAGCGGCATTCAGACAGCCACGGGAGTAGAAGCGGAACAGCAGAGGACAGTCCAATTCGTCAAAGACGTGAGGGATAAGTTGGAATCTTGTTTGGATAAAGTTATTTACGCATTGAACGTCTACGCTGACCTGTACGGACTTGCACCCGTCGGAGCTTATGAAGTCAATTATGATTTCGGAGACATTCTGTATGTGCGTGAAAACGACCGTGCAAGATGGTGGCAGTATGTGACCACTGGCAAAGTTCCGGCATGGTTGTATTTTGTAAAATTCGAAGGAATGACGAAAGATGAGGCGGTATCAATGACAAAAGAAGCAGAAAATACACAAGCAAAAGGATTGTTTGATGATGAATAAAAAAAGAGGGATTTATTTTCCCTCTGAATTAGATTTTAAATAATCAGATATTAATTTTTCGAGAATAGATGCTACGGAACACTTTTCTTTAATTGCAAGAATTTTAATTTGTTCCAATAAATTTTCATCTATGGTAGTCGTAAATTTAATTTTACTCATTATGACACCTCCTTTAATACGAATATACCATAAATACGTATAGACGTAAAGAATAAAATATGCTACAATATACGTGAATAAGTATATACGTATAAAAAGGAGAACATAATATGAAGAATCAGATAAGATTACATCTTGAGGGTGAAAGATATGGAAAGCTTGTAGTTATAGAAGAAGCCGAACCAATTTATAGTAAAACAGGTAAAATGATTCGGAGGTGGAAATGCAAATGTGATTGTGGAAATATCGCAATCGTTAGGCATGGAGATTTAAGAAATGGAAGTACTGTAAGTTGCGGATGTTATAATTATGAAAAAGAATCAGTTGTAAAAACACATGGATATTCAAGGACAAAGTTGTACAATGTTTATACAAAAATGAAGAGGAGATGCAATAACCCAAAAGACAAAGCTTATATTTATTATGGTGGACGAGGAATAAAAGTTTGTGAAGAATGGAATAAAAATCCACAAGCATTCATACAATGGGCGCTGAACAATGGATACAAGGAAGGGCTATCCATAGATCGAATAAATGTGAATGGAAATTATGAACCAGATAACTGCCGTTGGGCTGACAACGAAACCCAATGTCTAAACCAGAGACTAAGAAAAGACAATAAGACAGGGTATAAGGGCATTTATTATAGTGAGGGAGTGTATAGAGTGCAAATTAGAAGAAACAAGAAGAGATATTACTTTGGATCATATAAAACATTACCCGAAGCAGTAAAAGTGTTAGAAGAAGCTAAGGCGATGGTTAAAGAAGCTCAACCAGACGAGCCAAAACTGTTTGGAGATGAATAGTTATGCTAAGCCCAGAATATTTATGCCGGATAACAGAGGGCAGTGAACAGATTGCCGAAGAACTGCATCAGTATATCATATCTGAGATCGTGTCAAGAATGATGGCAAGAATCGGCAGAGGTGAGGACTATATTCTGACCAATGCTGATGCGTGGAGAATCAGAACACTACAGGAATCCGGCGAACTGCTAGAGGACATTCTGGCAGAATTATCCAAATATACCAAACGTGAGCAGAAGGAACTTCTTGAAGCGTTTGAAGATGCCGGAATTACTGCAATGAACTACGATGACAAGATATACAAGGCGGCAGGGCTTAGCCCTGTACCGCTTGAACAGTCCCAGGCTATGATAAGGCTCATGGAGCGAAATATGCTTGCGACTATGGGTGAGTGGAAGAACTTCACGAGAACAACTGCAAGTGCTGCTCAGGCGTTGTATATCAACCAGTGTGACCTTGCATACAATCATGTGATGACTGGGGCAGTTGGCTATACGAAAGCCATCAAAGAGGCAGTTAATAACGTTGTGAGTGATGGCGTTACGGTCACATATCCATCTGGCAGAAAAGACACGATCGAAACAGCAGTCGCACGTTCTGTCAGAACTGGCGTGGCTCAGGCTACTGGAGATATATCCCTCAAACGCATGGAAGAAATGGGCTGGGATTTAGTTCTGGTCAGTGCTCACATGGGAGCCAGAACAGGTGACGGCGGCGAGAATCCCGGAAATCACTCATGGTGGCAAGGCAAGATATACTCTCGTTCTGGCAAGAGTAAGAAATTTCCACCGTTCTCATTGACCGGATATGGAACGGCAAGTGGACTGTCAGGAGTCAACTGTCGGCATAGCTTTGGAGCCAGTGACGGGGAATTTAATCCTTATGCAGAACTATCAGCACAGGATAAAGCCAACAAAGGCGAACAATACGAAAAAGAGCAAAAGCAACGTACTTACGAACGCAGAATCCGCAAAACGAAGAGAGAGGTCCTTGGACTGCAAGCAGGAGTTGACAATGCACCGAACGAAAAGGCGAAATTCGCATTACAACAAGACCTTGACCGAAAGTCTTATCTTTTGCAGAAACAAAATGCTGCATACAAAGATTACTGCAAGCAGAACGACCTGAGGGAACTGCAAGACCGACTTATGATAGCGAAGTGGAATCGTCAGAACGCCGCAAAAGCCAGAGGAGCGGCAAAACGATATAAGACAGCAAAGGGGATTGACTGATGGACAGATGGGAATATTACAATCCGAATCCTGCTGGGAATCGAGTCGGAGATTGTGCTGTCCGGGCAATATGTAAAGCAACCGACTTTGATTGGGAAACGGTTTTTACCGGATTAATGATACAGGCATGCGCTCTGTCAGATATGCCAAGCGCAAATTATGTCTGGGGAGCGTATCTCTACAAGCATGGATACAGACGCAAACTGATTGAACAATCAGAGCGATATATCTATACAGTCAACGACTTTTGCACAGACCATCCGACAGGTACGTATATCCTCTGCATAGATGGTCATGTGGTGACGGTACAGAACGGCAAATATTACGATACATGGGATAGTGGCAATGAGATCCCAGTATACTACTGGGAAAAGGAGTAGCTAAATGAGCATATCAGAATTTGTACAAGTATTCCTCTCATTTTGCGGAGGAGTGTCTATTGTCGGAGGAGCGGTGGCCGTAATCTTTAAGTGGATTACTCCGGCATTTCGACTCAACAAGCGAGTTGAGACACTGGAAGAACATGATAAGCGAGATTACGAGAGTCTTCAGAGGATTGCGGAACGTGATTCATTGATTCTGGAAGTGCTATCAACCATGCTGGATAGTCAGATTAGTGGGAATAATGTCGAAGAATTAAAAAAAACAAAACAGAAGCTTACAAATTATCTTGCACAGAATCAGCGTTAATTGCATTAATAAGGGGCATGCTCATGAAATTATATGTGTTCACGAAAAAAGATATAGACAGGTTCTTGATAGAGTGTAATTTCACACCGGACGAAGAAAGACTGTTCCGGTTGAGATGCCAGGAGCGCACTCTTGAATACTGCGCTGAGGAAATGAACGTGAGCATATCCACGGCGAAACGATTAAGCCGGAGGATGAACAATAAAATAATTAAAGTATGCTGATACTTTTCAGATACTTATATGGGTCTTAGACGAACTGTCTAAGGCTCTTTTTTTATGTAAAAATAGTCATAGAAAGTCATAGAATAAGTCATAGGAGGTGTACGAGATGGCATTATATAACAATCCTTATCAATATAGTTTTGGCGTTCCAGGACAGATGAACCAGTTCCAGCAACAGCCTGTCCAGATGCCAGCTCAACCAGTACAGCAACCCCAGCAGAATAACAATGGTATTTTGTGGGTATCTGGCGAAGTCGGCGCAAAATCCTATCTGGTAGCACCCGGGACAAGCGTTTTACTGATGGATTCAGAGAGTGAAAAGTTCTACATAAAATCCACAGATGTTTCTGGCATGCCGCAGCCACTGCGAACATTTGAATACCACGAGGTGGGCTCTCAGATGCCGCCTAAACAGCCTGTTCAGAACATGGACAGTAAGTATGTCACCAGACAGGAATATGACGATTTAAAGGGCAAATACGAAGCTATTATAAACCGATTAAATTCATTTTCTGAACCTGTTAGGGCTAATACCGTGCAGGAGTCAGCAATCAAGGGAGGAAACACAGATGAGTAATCCATTATTTAACGCACTTGGCGGTGGGATACCGCAGGGAAACGGACCAATGCAGATGATACAGCAGTTTATGCAGTTTAAGCAAAATTTTAAGGGAGACCCGAAAGCAGAAGTTGAGAAAATGTTACAGTCTGGACGAATTTCTCAGCAACAGCTTAATCAGGTTCAGCAGATGGCAGGACAGTTTCAGCACATGTTGAAAGGAACGAAATAGTACATTACAATCTGGCCAGATTGATGTAAATACACAAAAAGGAGATTATAACTATGGATGGAAATTATAGTTTAGCAGATATTGCCGCTGCTACTGGAAACGGTAGAAATAATGACGGCATGTTTGGCGGAGATGGCAGCTGGTGGATTATTGTCTTATTCATTTTTGCTTTCTTCGGATGGGGAAACAACGGATGGGGCAATAACGGTAACGGCGGCGGATATGCAGCCACAGCAGCTACTCAGGCAGACATTCAGAGAGGATTCGATAACTCCGCAGTAATTAGCAAACTTGACGGAATCAACAACGGTCTCTGTGATGGATTCTATGCCATGAACAACGGTATGCTTACCGGTTTTAACGGCATCAACACCAACATCATGCAGACTGGTTTCGGAATTCAGCAGGCAATCAATGCTGACACTGTAGCGAATATGCAGAATACAAACGCGCTCCAGGCACAGCTTGCGAACTGTTGCTGTGAAACCAGAGAAGCTATCCAGGGTGTAAACTACAATATGGCACAGAACACCTGTGCATTGCAGAACACCATGAACAGCAACACAAGAGACATTATTGACAGCCAGAACGCTGGGACAAGAGCCATTCTTGATTATCTTTGCAATGAAAAGATTTCTTCTCTTCAGGCTGAAAACAATGACCTCAGACGTGCTGCTTCTCAGGATCGCCAGAGCGCACTTCTCACAACTGCAATGGCTTCTCAGACACAGCAGCTCATTAATGCGATTAATCCGGCACCGATTCCGGCATATCAGGTTCCTAATCCGAACACATTTTACGGATGCGGATGCAACACTGGATGTAATTGCTGATAACTTCATATCGAGAGTATCTTTCGATTGATTCGAATGTCGGCTTATGCCGTATTACACAGAGGGGCAGGCTGAAACCTGTCCTTTTGTGATATGAAAGGGGTAAAAATTATGGCAGAATTTACAAATGTAGCTGCTCAGACTGTAGCAGCAAATGGAAATGTAGTATTTTCAAACACAGCAGTTAAAGGTTCTAACTGCATTCAGCACAGAGAGGGAAGCGGAATTATTACGCTGAGAGGACTGACAAATCAGTGTAAAGCAAGATTCTTTGTGGATTTTTCTGGTAATATCGCAATTCCAACAGGCGGTACTGTCGGAGCTGTTTCTCTGGCTATTGCAATCTCTGGTGAACCTGTATTATCTTCCCAGATGATCTCCACACCGGCAGCAGTAGATCAGTATAACAATGTGTCCTCTGGTATCTATATTGACGTACCTCGCGGATGTTGCGTTAATATCGCAGTAGAGAACACAAGCAATCAGGCAATTTCTGTTGCGAACGCAAACATTGTTGTGACTAGAGAAGCGTAGGAGGTGCAGCTATGAGAGATATTAAAGACTTATGTGCAAGAATTGAAGACGAACTGTCCAAAATCGCTGACAATGGACTGACCACCGGAAATCTGGAAATGACATACAAGCTGATTGATATGTACAAAGATATCAAGAACACTCAGTACTGGGATAAGAAAGTAGAGTACTACAACACTGTCCTTGATGAGATGCGTGGCGGATACAATGACGATTACAGCGAACGCGGAAGAAAACGCGATAGCATGGGAAGATACAGCGCAAATGACGGCAGAATGATGCCAGACTACGACCGGGGTAGTTCTTATGCCAGACGTGGTGAACATTACGTCAGAGGCCATTACAGCCGTTCTGACGGACGAGATGCTTATGACGACTATATGACGCAGAAACAGAGCTATCGTTCCGGCAAATCCGAGGACTGCAAGAGAAAGATGCTTGCCGCTCTGGAAGAACATCTGGACGAACTCACAACAGAAATGAGCGATATGTCCAAGGATGCGGAGTGCCGGGAGGAACGTGATCTTGTTAAAAGATACGTGGAAAAGCTCCGTGATATGCTCTAATTAGTCAAAACATGTACCACAACTTTTTGGAGGTTCTGTGGTAAAATGTATTCATAAGGAAGATTCGTAAGTGGTTGTAGCCACTTGACATAGACATTTTTTCATTGATTCCTCCTTTCTTAGGCGCGTGTCCTTAACAGAAACAGGTTCAGGCGGAACCTGGAGGTTGAAAAGCGGATGCAATTTCCGACACGTACCATTGCCGTTAGTGCATGGCGGAATACCTCCTTGTGAGCACATATAACTGAACAGTGAAATCCAACCCGTGCAGAGGTGTGCGACCGTATAGGCGGTGTTGACGTAGCCCGAACGTCCCGTGTTTAGGCATAGCACGTAAAATACCTTGCTAACCCGGATTCCCGGGTTATGTGGAATGTACGCTAGTGGAAAACTGACAGAGTCGCACTCTGGTCTCCGGTTCGATTCCGGGCGCTCCGCTTTAATCCGCTTAGAGTTAAGCCGTTTGTATACAGGTGGTCTATGTCTCAGGTGGATTTACGCTATAGCGAAAGAAGTGAAATTCACCCCAGTTTCTTTTTAGAGGGTTGGCCGTTATAGGCGGCATGGAATGTAGCTCAGTGGTAGATCGCACTGTAAATGTGAGGTCGCAGGTTCGATTCCTGCCTTTCCGATTACCTTGCCAGTGGTCTAACTGGCTTAATCCATTTACCTGCGGCGGCAGGTCAATAAACACGACCAGGAGGATGTATATGCAGAAACTTATTGACACATTAAAATCATTTGGAATTGAGATCTCGGAGGATAAACAGGCAGATGTGAAAAAGGCACTCTCTGAGCATTATAAGAATGCTAAGGAAGTTGCAAAAACTCTGTCGAAAGTTGAGAGCGAACGTGATGACTGGAAAGAACGTGCTGAGACAGCAGAAGAAACCTTAAAAGGTTTTGACGGTATCGACCCGGCGAACATTCAGACAGAGCTTGCTGAATGGAAGAAGAAAGCCGAGGATGCAGAAAAGGAATTCAATGCGAAGATCTATGACCGCGATTTTTCAGACGCACTTAAAACAGCACTTGATGATGTTAAATTTTCCAGTGAGGCTGCAAAGAAGTCTGTTATGGCAGACATTAAAGAAGCCGGATTGAAGCTGAAAGACGGTAAAATCCTTGGGCTGAATGACTTGATCGAGCAAATGAAACAGACTGACGCATCCGCTTTTGTAGACGAATCTCAGCAGCAGGCTCAGCAGAATCAGGCAAGATTTACCACTCATGTTGGACAGCAGCAGACACCGGGAAGCATGACTAAAAAAGATATTGAAGCAATCAAAGACCCGTCCGAGAGACAGGCTGCAATTGCTCAGAATATCCAGTTATTCCAGTGATTTTTTACACCGACTATACGCCAGAGTATAGCCGCTAACCCAATACCTTAACAATTATGGGTAGAAAGGATTTTTTATATGGCAGCAAAAACTAATCTTATTATGACAAATGATATCCAGGTCACAGCACGTGAGATTGATTTTGTAACCAGATTCGAAAGAAACTGGGAACACTTGCGTGACATTCTGGGAATCATGAGACCTATCAAAAAACAGCCGGGCGCTGTACTCAAGTCAAAATACGCAGAAGGCACATTACAGGACGGAAATGTTAAAGAGGGTGAGGAAATCCCTTACAGCAAATTCACTGTAAAAGAAAAGCCTTATGCAGAAATGAGCATCGAGAAGTACGCAAAGGCTGTATCTATCGAAGCAATCAAGGATCACGGCTATGAGAACGCTGTTCAGATGACCGATGATGAATTCCTTTTCCAGCTTCAGACCAATGTTACTGAAAGATTTTACAATTATCTGAAAACAGGTACCCTCACATTTACAGAAACTACTTTCCAGATGGCTTTGGCAATGGCCAAGGGTCGGGTTGAGAACAAATTCAAACAGATGCACAGAAATGTGACTGGTGTTGTTGGATTTGTCAACATTCTGGACGTATATGAATACCTCGGAGCAGCTGAGATCACTATCCAGAATCAGTTCGGATTCCAGTACATGAAAGATTTCATGGGCTTCAACACCATCTTCCTGTTATCCGAAAAGGAAATTCCAAGAGGAACAGTTATCGCTACCCCTGTTGAGAACATCGTACTGTACTATGTTGACCCGAATGAATCTGACTTTGCAAGAGCAGGTCTTGTATACACCGTATCTGGTGAGACAAACCTGATCGGATTCCACACACAAGGCAACTATCACACAGCAGTATCCGAAGCATTCGCAATCATGGGACTTACCCTCTTTGCAGAGTACATTGATGCTATTGCTGTTGGAACCATCAACACAACTCAGACGCTTGGAACTCTGACTGTAAATTCCACAGCAGGAAGTAAAAGTGGAGATACTAAAGTGACCATCACTCCGGCAAAAGCGAGCGCAGGAAATGTGTATAAGTACAAGGTCGCATCTTCTGAGACTGCCGTAGACTACGGACAGAATGTGAAGAACTGGAGCGCGTGGGATGGAGAATCCGACATTACAGCAACAACAGGACAGGTAATCACAGTGGTTGAGTGCGACAGTACCTATAAGGCGCTGAGCGCCGGACATGCGACTGTAACAGCAAAATAATGATCGCAGGAGGTAACTGGCATGGCTTATGCAGATTATAAATTCTACACAGAATCATTCGGCAATGTCGTGCCAGAAACCGACTTTCCGCGACTGTCAGAAAAAGCCAGTGATTTTGTGGATACAATGACGTTTGACAGACTGGTGGACGGACTGCCAACAAACGAACGCTCACAGAAACGTATCAAAAAGGCAGTCTGTTCATTGACTGAATTAATGTATCAGATTGAGCTTGCTGAGAAGAATGCTACCAATGCCGCTGTGAGCGGTACGTCAACTGCAATCGGGTCCGGCGGTAGCACTACAGGCGTTGTAACGTCTGTATCCTCTGGCAGTGAATCCATTTCCTACGCAACTCCTCAGCAGATCGGAGCAAGTGCAAAGGAATGGAGTGCAGTATACAGTGTTGCTGGAGATGTGCAGAAAACAAATGATTTACTTCTTAAGACAGCTTTACCGCTTCTGATGGGAGTAAGGACGGATGATGGAATACCAGTTTTGTATGCAGGAGTGTGAATATGAAGTTTAGAAAAAAGCCTGTTATCATTGAAGCATTTAAGTATGATGGTGATCTGAAAGACCGGAACAGCTTGTTTTACGTTCCATTTTGGGCGCAAGAAGCTTATAAAAAAGGCATTATGTATTACGGCGCAGAAACTTGTGATTTACCTCCGTGTGAGCTGTATATCGAAACATTAGAGGGAACACATCATGTTTCTGTTGGAGACTATGTTATCCAGGGTGTAAACGGAGAGCTTTATCCGTGCAAGCCGGATATTTTTGAAAAAACTTATGAGGAGGTGAAAGAGTAATGGAAGCATTATTCGCAAATATGACTTTGATTCTGGCAGTGATCGGGATTCTGGCGTTTTGTGTATCTGTGATTACACAGGTGATTAAAAATGTTGGGTTCCTGTCGAAAATTCCGACAGATGCCTTGGTGCTTGTGCTGTCTATCGGAATTACTGTAGCCGCTTTTGTAGCATATATGCAGTATATCCATATGACAATCTTGTGGTATATGATTTTAGCAGCTATCATGGCTGGGTTTATTGTGGCGTTTATTTCTATGTTTGGATGGGAGAAAATTACGGAATTGTGGAAACGAACGTCCAAGATTGACGTGGATAAGCTGAAAAATAAATGATTAAGGAGAGGGTATCATGTACGAAAAAACGGTGACGATTTTTGATTATTACGAATCAGCCACGACTGGAGATGCGTACTGGTATCCTCATGTTTTATCCGGCGTTGACCTCATTACGGACAAGGGGGCAATCCTTAAGAAGTACGGGCCAGACGCAACAGACAACGCACAGTTACACGTGCGCTATGCTGTCCAGAATGGCGATATAACCATTATTGACAAGGATGTCAAGATTCTCCCATATGTACCGCCTAAGGAGTGGAAAAGGCAGATTAACAACGCTCTGGAAGACACTATCACATTCTCGGACGAGTCGTTTTTTTGGGAAGGTGAGTGGACTGGCGGAACGGTAATTGACAGTGATTATCGGAATGGATTCTATCAATACATGAATGAGAATAAGGATAACGTGTTCAAGATTACCAGTGTAGGCGGTCCATATACACTGATTCCGCACTTTGAAATTCTAGGTAAGTAATATGAGTAAGATTCATCATTTCAAAGGATTCTCCGTAGTTGATGGAGATATGAAAATTAAACTGAATATGGACAGATTCTCCAGACAGTATCAAGAAGCTCAGTATCTCCTTGATGGAATGGTCATGGACAGCATGGTGCCATTTATGCCAATGATTTCAGGAGATTTTATCGATAAGACAAGGGCAAGAAGCTCCTCTATGCAAGGCACAGGCTTTGTTTGTGCGGCGGCAGAACCTTATGGCAGATTTCTTTATATGGGAAAAACGATGGTGGACGAGCTGACTGGAAGCCCTTACGCTCGGCAGTATGCGAAGAAAGTCCTTGTTAGTCAGTTCTCCGGACAGACAGCAGCTAAGGAAAATCTTGAATACACCAAACAAGCGCACCCACGGGCACAAGCCCATTGGTTTGATGCCGCTAAACGACAATACGGAAGCACATGGATTCGTAAAGTAAAAGCACAGGCAGGAGGTGGCAGACATGGCAGATAAGCCAATTGGCAAAGATGCAACCGGATATGAGATTTTGACAGATGCCATGAAAGCACTTCTGAACCAGTATCCGGGACTATACGAAAATGAAACAATCAAATTTGAGGAACTCGGCAAAGATTCCGGAATCGCTTTCTCGGCAGACAACGGAGCTTTGATCTATTCAGAAAAAGAAGATGTTTGCGGAATAATGCACCAAATTTGTCAGTACCCATTTTATGTAGTGTACCGAACAGCATCCGACAAGGAACGGCAGAAATTATCTGTTCAGAAATTTTTGGATAATCTCGGTAAATGGATATGCCGGGAACCAGTTGTCATAAACGGCGCTGAGACACGCTTATCTGCTTTTCCAGAGCTTTCACAGGGGCGAGTGATAAAACGTATAACCCGTGACAACTCCTATGGTTTAGAACCGCAGGAGAGTGGCGTACAGGACTGGTTATTGCCATTATCGGTACGCTACGAAAACACTTATGAAGCAATATAGCGAGTAACAACCGGCTATCAGTTGGAGATAGTCGCTAACCTACACAGCCTTTTAAAAGTTATAGGCAGAAAGGACATTTCTATGGCAGTTACAGGCAAGATTGACCGTAAATATATGGCTCATTACATTGACGCAGGTTCCCTCTGCAGAGGGCTGACGCCGAAATATGAGCGTCTTGGAAAAGATTTGGAAGAGTATAACGTTGAACTCAATCCAGATACCGAAACATCTAAAAACATTCTTGGAGAATCCACATTTAAGCATAATGGCTATGAGGTATCTTCTGATGCTGATCCGTTCTATGCGGATACCACATCTGACTTGTTCGGAGCATTACAGAAGATTGTAGATGGACGTCTCAAAGACGATAACCTCAAAACAAAAGCAGTTGAGGTTCATCTCTGGACAGAAGCCACAGCAGGCAAGTATGAAGCATATCAGCAGGATTGCTACGTTGTGCCGACATCCTACGGTGGAGACACATCTGGCTATCAGATTCCATTTACTGTCAACTATGTTGGCGAACGTGTAAAAGGAAAATTTGATATCAGTTCCGGTACATTCACAGCTGACAGTGAATAAGCACATACACAAGGAGGATATGCTAAATGGCAAAAGTAATTAATACCAAAATTGATGATGGAATTTTTATATTCACGTTTACCAACAACGAAGACGAAGTTTTTTCTTCTTTCAAGCTTAACCCGACTGATATCAATGTAGCGTCACGTGCGGAGGAGCTGACAGAATACTTTGAGCAGCTTAAAGATTCTATTCAGAAGGTCGATTCCGGTAAAAAAATGGCAGAGCTGAACAAACAGATCGAAGACAAAATCAACTATCTGCTCGGATATGAAGCATCAAAAGACCTGTTCAAAGAGCCGATCACAGCAACCACTGTGTTCGGAAATGGTCAGGTGTTCGCCTATATCGTTCTGGATAAAATTGCAGAAGCAATCGCACCAGAAATCGAAAAGAGAAAGAAGAAAATGCAGGCAGCAGTCAATAAGTATACGGAGAAGTACACAAAATGACCGCCTATGAGCTTCCCACCTCGCTTAAGATAAGTGGGGTGGATTTTTCTATTAGAACGGATTTTCGAGCAATCATCGACGTTCTCATTGCTATGAACGACCCGGAACTGGACGAGCAGGCGAAAGCAGTTGTTATGTTGCAGATTCTGTTTGAGGACTGGCAGAGTATTCCGCCGGAACACTTATCTGAAGCCTGTCAAAAAGCATCAGAATTCATCGACTGCGGACAGTTAGACGATAATCCAAACCACCCAAGGCCCCGTTTGATGGACTGGGAACAGGACGGAGATATGATTGTACCGGCTGTAAACAAGGTTGCCGGAAAAGAAATCAGAGCCGTTCCATACATGCACTGGTGGACATTCTTCGGATATTTCATGGAATCCGGTGAATGTCTGTTCAACACGGTCGTTGGAATCCGGTCGAAAAAAGCAAAGGGCGAAAAGCTTGATAAATGGGAAAAGAAATTCTATCAAGAAAACAAGAACATTATTGATATAAAAACACGTCTCAGCGAAGAAGAGCAAGCGTATAAAGATGCGCTGAATGAGATGTTAAACCTCAAATAGTTAGGAGGTGGACACATGGCTGCTGATGGCTCAGTCATTATTGATACCAGAATGGATACAACCGGTGTCCAAAATGGCGTATCAGCTATAAAACAGTCATTTAACGGCCTTGGAAGTGCTGTAAAAAAAATCGGTCTGTTAATTGGTGGGGCTTTTGCTGTTGGTAAATTGGTACAGTTTGGAAAAGAGTGCGTGGAACTTGGCTCTGACCTCGCAGAAGTGCAGAACGTGGTCGATGTTACATTTACCACCATGTCGGATAAGGTGAACGAATTCGCAAAGAATGCCATGACCTCAGCCGGACTGTCAGAAACCATGGCAAAAAGGTATGTCGGTACGTTCGGAGCAATGTCTAAGTCGTTCGGATTCTCAGAAGCACAGGCTTACGACATGTCAACGGCTCTAACACAGTTGACTGGTGACGTAGCATCATTCTATAACATCAGTCAGGACTTGGCTTATATTAAGCTGAAATCAGTGTTTACGGGCGAAACGGAAACACTCAAGGACCTCGGCGTGGTAATGACCCAGTCGGCACTTGACCAATATGCACTTGCAAATGGCTACGGCAAGACCACATCTGCAATGACTGAACAGGAGAAAGTTGCTCTCCGCTTTGCTTTTGTGCAGGAACAGTTATCAGCCGCATCTGGTGACTTCATTCGTACTTCTGACAGCTGGGCGAACCAGGTGCGAGTGATGCAGTTGCAGTTGCAGTCCCTCAAGGCAACAGTCGGACAAGGGCTGATTAATATTTTTACACCTGTTCTGAAAGTAATCAATATTCTTCTCGGCAAACTGGCGACTCTGGCAAACGCATTTAAGTCATTCACGGAGCTTATTACTGGCAAGAAATCTTCCGGTCAAACGAGCGGAAGTGGAGCGGGTCTTGCCGGAACAGACGCGATCGCAGATACAGCGGACCAGTATGGACAGGCGGCAGATAATGCAGAGAAACTGGCAGATGCCACGAACGACAATGCAAAAGCCACAAAAAAAGCGAATAAGGAAACAAAAAACTATCTTTCATCGCTTGATGAAGTTCACAAGGCTAGTTCTACAGGAAGCAGCGCATCTTCAACTCCATCCGGTTCTGGGTCTGGTGGAACTGGTTCTGGGGGCGGAGGATTACCGAGTTCGGTTGGCAGTGTGGATTATGGTAGCCTGGCAGAGGGTGAAACCGCGCTTGACAAGATTAGTGATTCCGCAAAGAAACTTGCTGACCTTCTCAAAAAGCTCTGGAAGCCATTTCAGGACGCATGGAAAAAAGAGGGTAAGAACACTATCAATGCGGCAAACATTGCTTTATCAGGAATCGCAAAGCTTGCCAAGAGTGTAGGCAAAAGCCTTGTAGAGGTCTGGACAAATGGCACAGGCACAACGATGCTTACGACCATGTTGAGGATTGCTCAGAATGTGCTTAAAACTATCGGGAATATTGCATCCGGTTTTGCCGATGCGTGGAACAAGAACAATGTTGGAACGCAGATCATACAGAACATTGCAGATGCTCTTGTAGTGGTTATGCAGTTTGTCGAAAAAATTGCAGAGGACACAGCGACATGGGCGGCAAACTTGGACTTCTATCCTTTACTGGAATCTATCAGCAATCTGACCAGTACGTTTGCACCAATTCTGGAATCCATTGGAAATGTACTTGAACGGATCTATAACAATATTGTCCTCCCAATGCTCAAATGGCTGATTGAGACCGGAATTCCGACAGTAATCAATCTGGTATCGGATTTGGCCGGATTTTTTGCAGACCATCAATCAATCATTGAAGCATTCGGTGCAGCTCTGATCGGAGCATTTGCGGCAGCGAAGATTGCAGGCTTAGCTTCGAGAATCGCAGGAAGTATAACGACAGTAGCAAGTTTCATTAAGGGTCTTATTGCACTCATGACCGGCTCTGGCGGCATTATTGGTGGAATCAAAGCCATTGCGACAGCTGTCGGACCGGGCGGAATTTTTATAGCAGCAGTAACAGCTTGCATTGCGATTGGTGTATTGCTGTACAAAAACTGGGACAAAATAAAAGAAGTTGCAGGTGCGGTATGGAGTTGGATTAAAGACAAAACCATAGCTTTCGTTGATGGAATAAAATCCAAACTAAGTGATTTGGCAGAAAAGATTGTTTCTATTTGGAATGGTATCAAATCAAGTGCAAAAGAAAAGTGGAGCGCTATATGGTCCACTATAAAAGAAGTTGTAAAGAGGATAGTTGATGGAATCGTTGATAAATTCAAAAGTGCAAGAGACAAGGTTGTTGATACGTTCGAGGGTATTAAAAACAAAGTTAAAGAGATATTCAATAAAGTTATCGGTATCGTAAATGGCGCAATCGGTACGGTGAACGGCGCGATCAGTGGAATTGAATCTGCAATGTCATTTGGTCCGTGGGAAGTGCCTACACCATTCGGCTCTAAGACGATCGGATTTAGCGCAAGCTTTCCAAGAGTACCGACTATTCCATATCTGGCAAAAGGTGCAGTTATTCCACCAAGAAGCGAATTTCTGGCTGTCCTTGGAGACCAGAAACAGGGTAATAACATTGAAGCACCAGAAGCACTGCTCAGAAAAATTGTTCGTGAGGAAACTGGTGGACAGCAGAGTGGTGGAAATTATCGTTTTACTGCTCAGATTAACCGAAGAACAGTATTTGATGAAATTATCGAAGAAGCAAAGTTAAGACGTGATACAAGCGGTAGAAACCCGTTTGAACTGGCATAGGAGGTGGAAGCGTGGCAACTATTCCAAAAGGCATAACAGAACGATACAAGATGAATGGGGCTTCCATCTATCAGCCAGATAAAGATATGGGATATAACCTCGAAACAACTTATTCAGAAGGTAGTAACCGTACGCAGTTCGGAAAAGCGTTGTTAACTCCATTGTTTACAGTCGAACAGTATAGCTATGAAGCATCAAACGTTCCAGTTATAGAAGCAAACAAAATTCTCAAAATTATCGCAAAAGGAAAAACTTTCAATTTGTACCATTGGTCGCTTTATCACATGGCATGGAGAACCGACCCATTTTATGTTGGAAAAGCAAGCCTAACTATTGGAGAAATATCTCCAGACTTAAAATTTGTATCAAAAATATCTTTTAACATGCAGGGGGTGAATCCACTTGATTAATGTATCTGATGCGTTCAAACAAAAACTACAGGACGGAGAAAGAGTCTGGCAGGAAGTGGAAATCACCTTTCCTGACGGAACTGTAAAAACAGTCAAAAATGAAATCATGGGCGAAAACTGCACCTTTTCCGATTGTGCAGAAAGTAGCAGCTTTCCGATTGGCTGTGTTGTTTGTAAATCCATGACATTGGAGTTGGACAACACTTCCGACCAGTGGAAAAACTATAATTTCTACATGGCAAAAGTTCATGCGTATCTTAAAATGCAGACCTCTGTAGCAAGTTCGGCTACAACAGATGAATTGCTGGATGAAAACTATGAGCCAATTCTTGACCAGAGTGGCGGTGCGATTCTGATAACAAAAGCAGCGACAGAAGACAGAGTCGAAACCATTGATAAAGGTATTTATACAATTACGACACCAGAACAATATGGCGAAATCCTTAGTTTTACCGCTTTGGACGATATGTATAAAACGAACGCAACTTATATATCTCATCTGGTTCTGCCACAGTCAATAGAGACTCTTGTTAGAGATGCGTGTGAGACTCTTGGTATTCCGTCAGAAGTCTCCATGGCTCATGGAAATCTGATCGTGTCAGAGATTCCGGAAAACATGACGTTTCGTCAGTTGTTCGGATGGGCAGCAATGCTTGAGACTGCGAACGCTCGCCTGGACAGCAGAGGATACTTGCGATTTATCAGATGGGATTTTTCCAATGTACAAGAAGATTACAACGCAGTAGTGGACGCTGATGGAAATGTAACATTTAAAGGCGGCGCAAGTATTGACTCAGAAAGTTTTATCAGTCCGACAGGGAACTGGACAATTGATAGTGATGGATTCTTGACACTGATCGAATCAGCAGCTGACACATCCGAAAAGCTCAAAGACTTTTTTACAAGTCCAACCGTTTCTAGTGATGATATTGTGATTACTGGAATCAAGCTAAAAAATAGAGAAAATGAAGCCATGTACGGAAGCACAGGATATGTTCTTGAATTGGAGAACGACCTTGTTGCGGATTCGGACTTGGACACGGTAGCTGCTCAAATTGGCGATTCCATAATTGGAGCTAAATTCCGTAACATGTCGGGAGAACTTGTATATAACCCACTCATTGAGTTTGGAGATATGGCATATACTTATGATCGCAAATGGAACAGATATATAACTCCGCTGACGGACGTTTCTTGTTCCGTTAATGGAAAGACTACTGTAAAAACTCAAGCCGACGACCCTATCAGAGGGCAGAGCAAGTTCCAGTCAGAATCCACTAAGGCAATCGTAGAGGCAAGACGACTTGTTAAAAAAGAACAATCAGCTAGAGAAAAAGCAGTAAAGAAATTAGAAGAAACCTTAAAAAATTCTTCTGGATTATATGAAACATCAGTCGCACAGGAAGATGGCAGTACTATTACATATCTGCATGACAAGCCTACACTTGCAGAATCAAAAAATGTAATTAAATTCACAGCAGAAGCCATTGGCGTATCCAATGATGGTGGCAAAACATATCCTTACGGTTTCTTTCTGACAGGCGATTTGATAGCAAAAATTCTGTACGCACATGGTATCAATGCTGATTATATTGACACAGGCGCACTGACTGTCAGAGATAGCGATGGAAACATAATCTTCCAGGTTGATATGGACACCAAAAAAGTAATCATCAGTGGTGATAATGTTGTAATTGGTGGTAGTTCTTTGCCGGATAAACTGACAAAAATGGACAACAATATTGCATCTGCCAAGAATATGACATTCCAGCTGTCGAACGATATGCAGACGATCACATCTGACGCAGACGGAAACATTCCGGTATTTCCAACAGTGGCAACCACAGCGTCAGTTATGTATGGCTCACAGGATGTAACCAATGATTGCAGTTACACGATTACGAAATCCGACAGCGTGACCGGCTCTTGGGATGTCAATACGCACACCTATACAGTCACAGGACTGATAGCTGATAACGGATGGGTGGATATTAAAGCCACTTACCTGCAAACCTTGTCCATCACAAGAAGATTCACGATTGCCAAGCTTAAAGCTGGAAAGAACGGAGTCAATGGGCTGGATGGTTTGCAAGGCGAAAAAGGCGAACAAGGAGTTCCCGGAAAAGATGGCAAAGATGGAACAAATGGAGTAGACGGCAAGACATCATATTTCCACATCAAATATAGTTCCGTGGCAAATCCGACATCATCTAGTCAGATGACTGAAACTCCGTCCACGTATATAGGTACTTATGTAGACTATGAACCGAATGACAGCACAGACCCGAAGAAATATACGTGGTCAAAATTCGAGGGGTCTGATGGTAAAGATGGTATTGCTGGAACGAACGGCACAGACGGAAAGACGTATTATCTACATATTGCCTACGCGAACAGTGCTGATGGAAAGACAGGCTTTTCGGTTTCTGATGGAACTAATAAACTGTATATTGGCCAGTATACGGATACCACCAAGACAGATTCCACTGACCCGACAAAGTATACATGGAGTAAGATTAAGGGCGAGACGGGAGCTGATGGAAAACCGGGAAGAACCTACATCATTGAGCCGTCTTGTAACGTGCTGAAACGTGGTTCAGATAAAGTGATTAGTCCAAACTTTATAACCTTTAAAGCGTATTATCGTGATGGTGATTCAGCTGCTAGAGTGCCTTATAAAGGCAGATTCGTTGTTGAAGAGACTGCTGACGGAAACACTTGGAATACCATTTATACTAGTTCAACCGATGAGGATACCGTGACACACTATTTGTATTCTATTTTGACAAATGGATCTGGTCAGACAGTAGCAAGTTCTAATGGTTCAACTGTCGGTATTCCGAGAGATGTGACAAATGTTAGATGTAAATTATATGCATCCGGTGGTACTACGACATTGATGGATATGCAGAGCGTGGCGGTCGTTATTGATATAGACAATTTGACGCAGGAGCAAATAGTTAGCATTCTGACTAATGACGGGGCTTGGAAGGGATTATATTATAGCAATGGGCGTCTCTACGTCAGCTTTGATGCTCTTCTTGGTGGAACAGTTACCTTGGGCGGCAAAAAGAATGGGAACGGTTATCTGAAAATTAAAGATGCCAGCAATGCTGTTAAAGGATTAATTGATCGCTCTGGATATACTGTATTTACAAGCTACGAAGAAAATTCAAAATACATGAAATATACAGGTGTACAGTTTTCAAGCGATGGAATATTCCCTGTTGATATCAAGAAGTTCTTTGACGATGAAGTAGATATTGAAATTGAAAATAGTGAAAATTGGGGAATCAGTTGGAAGGATAACAGTCTAAACGTATATGCCACAGAGGTATCGGCTGATACCGGTACATTTGGAGATTTAACTGTTACTAATTCTGCATCTTTTGCAAAATCGCCAAAGATAGAAAACATGGAGTATACGACATCATCAAATACTATTTGTTGGGATGGACGTACAGGATACAAACAGCTGATGCTGAAATCTTCATCCTCGAAACGCTATAAAGATATTGGAAACAATATTTCAGAGCAAGAAATTGAAGAATGGTACAATATCGAACCAACGTGGGCGAAATACAAAAAGGGATATCTAGTTAAAGGGGACGAGAATGAAGGAAGATATATCCCGATGTTTATTGCTGAGAATGTAGAAGCATTCTTTCCAGAAGCTACTCGGCATCAAAACGGACTTGTTGAGGACTGGAACGAACGTATTATGATACCGGCAATGTTTGCAATGATTAAAAGTCAGAAGTCAGAAATAGATTTACTCAAACAGGAACTTAATGAAATAAAGCAACTCTTAAGAAAGGAGTGACACCATGGCAGAATCATTAAAAACAATATTAATGTCGGCATTGACTTCGAAAGCAACACCGGCAGAAAGTGACACATTGATAGTTGGAGAGGGGAATACATTAAAGAAAATATCGTTTTCACAGCTGTTCACTTATTTAAAAGATAAATTGGGAATCAATACGCTAAACACGAATTTAGGAAAAACTGCTCGTTTTTATGCTGCAAGTAATTTTTATGTACCTGGAAGCTCTGGCAATTATTCCGGACTTGCAATCGGGGGGAATGCATGGAGTAACATTACTGGAATACAGTATGTGAGTGCAACTGATTACAAACATTACTATACATTCCCAAAAGGCACATATTTAGTAAATATTAACCTTTTTGCAAATCTTGAAGCATCAACTTCGAACGTTCTGGGCGTGGCATTGAATATCGAAGTAGATGGTAAAATAATAGCGAATCCATGGTTTAGAATGATTGATTCATACCAGAGCATTTCTTATCCTGTTATCATCAATGGAAGTAAGCTAAAAGTCACCATGTACTCAGGAAAGACAATTGAAATTGTAAATAATGTCAATCTTTCATATATTGATTTTATGAGATTGAATTAATCAACATACAATACTCCAATAGTCACAGTTCTGTTGGTGCATGAGCCACCATTGAAATCAGTATATAGAGTTCAATATAGAAAAGGAGAATTAATATGGCAAAATTTAATGAATATCCATCAAAAGCAACTCCAGAAGATACAGATACCTTAATGCTCTATGACGCAGCTACAAAATCAAACAAACTTTCACCATTCAGCGGAATCTGGAACTGGATTGTTGGAAAACTGACCAATGCGGTCATCAGTAACTTGCAGACGAACAACAAGACGGTACTGGGGGGCGATTAATGAATTAAATAGTAACCCAAAGGCTCAGTTTGGCACGACAGCGATCATCGAAATAACAACCAACAGTATCCAAACAATAGATGTTACATTTGAAAAAGCTTTCAAATCTGTACCTACAGTCTTATGTTCTATACGAAGTGGAACAACTAATCCGGTATACGGAAGTTTAAATGCATTTGTAGATTATTCATCTGTCACTAAGACTGGATTTACCGTAAAAATTGCAAACAGTGCTACATCTGGTGCAGTTTTAAGACCAGCTGTTTCATGGATTGCAATAGCGTAGATTTTTGCAACACCTGTATCCACATCTAATCCGGCACACGACAGCGACTATGAGTCTCGAGCGTGGCATGGATGTAACAGAACTGCAAAAGATGCTCGGACACGAAAAATTAGACACGACTATGATTTATGCGAAGGTATTGCAAGAATCATTGAAATACAGTCACCACAGATACGTGGTGTGAAAGGAGAACATATGGAAATTAAAGGAATTGACGTATCATCGTGGCAAGGGAAGATTGATTGGAATAAGGTTGCAAATTACGGAATGGATTTTGCAATCTTGAGAATTACAGAAGCCGGAAATGTTATTGATGGACAGTTCGAGAACAACTTTGCCGGATGCAATAAATATAAAATTCCAGTAGGAGTATACAAGTATTCCTATGCTTCGACAGTATCCGAAGCCCGGAGTGAAGCCAGAAAGGTTGTTTCCGTACTGAACGGAAGAAAGATTCAGTTTCCAGTATTCCTCGACTTAGAGAATCATAGACAGAGAGTACTTGGAGCTGAAAGTATTCATAATCTGGCAGAAGCATTCAGAGAGATTATTGTTGCTGCTGGTTATAAATTTGCAATCTATTGCAATCTTGACTGGTACATGAATGTGATTTGCAGTCACCTCAAAAAGCATGATTTCTGGATTGCCAGATATCCGGCAAATGATAACGGGACAGTAGTTGAGAGATTACGTCCAAGTTGGGGTGTTGGCTGGCAGTACAGCTCAAAAGCAACGATTCCAGGAATTAATACCAAAGTTGATAGAAATATATTTTATAAAGATTATACAGAAGCAAAGGAGAGTGAAACAATGGCAAAGACAAAAGAACAGATTATCCAGAATGTGAGAAACGATGCAGTAAGCTTTGCGGTAAATATTGCCAATGATAACAGTCATGGATACAGTCAGGGAATTAGGAGTTTATACGAAATTAACATTCCGAAATCTTTTGACTGTAGCTCATTGGCACTTACTGCTTATTACTATGCGTTCCTCAAAAATGGGCTTACCAAACAGGCGCGTTATATCAAAGAGAATTGCTCTTATACTGGCAATATGCTCAAGATGCTGAATGCCGGATTTGAGGTTGTCGCTAGGAATCAGACCGCACACAAACAGATGATAAAAGGCGACCTGGAACTGGCGGACAATAATCCGAATGGATCCAATAGTCATGTAGCAATGGCGATTGGTAAGAACGACATTGTTCATGCCAGAAGTTCGGAGGGCACAAAAGATACGAAAGATAATTCTGGAAATGAGATCCGTACACAGCCCTGGTACCTGTACAGTCACGGATGGACGCATCGTCTTAGATTTACTGGAAAAGGAATTGATTTTAGTGGACTTACCAATACTACTGGAAGTAAGCCTACCGCAAAACCATCAACTAGCACAAAACCATCAACGACCACATCGAAAGGAGCCGGTTATATGTTTGAGCCAAAATTAGTAAAACTTGGAAGCGAAGGAACTTCTGTCCTGTTGCTTCAAGAGATTTTGATCGCAAGAGGATTTAAAGGAAAAAACGGGAAAGCACTGAGCTTATCCAGAAAAGCAGATGCAAATACCATTTATGCATTAAAACAGTATCAGAAATCCAGAAACGGGGTTCTGAGCGTTGACGGGGAATGCGGAAAGAACACCTGGAAAGATTTGATTGCGATCTAAAAAGTATAAAATTTAAGCCCCTTGGAGGTTACTCCTTGGGGCTGTTTTTTTACATATTGTATCAAATTCGTGTTGCATTTCGTGTTGCATAGTTCTTCTTTTTTATGCCAAAACTGGCAAAATAACATATTTTATGAGCTAATTTGAAATTGCCGAAACCATTGAAAACACTACGTTCTTTGCGAGAACCAGTGAATACAAGATTTTCATAAAAATGCGGATGACAGGACTTGAACCTGCAAGAAAAATCCTAGCATTCCCTATTTTACAGCATTTGTTTATTTCGTGTTGCATTTTGTGTTGCATAGCTTTGAAAAATAATCATTCCCAATTTCATTCATCTCTTTTTCTCGATCAACCAGAACGTGCCGATATACATTTTTTAATGTGGTATCATCCTCCCAACCGCCGCGCTGCATAATATATACATCTGGAATTCCAAGAGTATGCAACTCAGATGCGCAATAATGACGCAAATCATGGAATCGAAAATGATGAATCTGATTGTCATCTAACAGATCTGAAAATCTGTCGGATATTTGCGATGGGTTCAAATTTGTTATTTTCCCATGTATTCCTTTTAATTTATCTGCAACAAAACCTGGATATGAAATGAATCTGTCACCAGCAAAAGATTTTGGTCTTTTGATAACCCAACCATGAGAATCATTCATAACCATAGCATATTCGACATGTACTATGTTCTGCTTGATATGATCAGAATTAAGCGCACAGATTTCTGACCGCCTCATCGGACCGAACGCTGCCAGAAGAACAGGTATCTCTAATTCACTACCTACAGTACATTCAATTACCTTTTTGACTTCGGCAGATGTAGGTACATAGATTTTCGGTCTTACCTTTTTAGGTAAGGAAGTTCTTAAGATGAAATCCGAACGATAAGTCTTCAAGACAGTAGAAAGAAAGCCATGCATATTGTACACAGTTTTTGGCGAATGAGTAAGTGCTTCACGATTCATTTCAGCTTGAACATCCTCTTGAGTGATTTCCATTATATTTAATGACATAAGTTTAGCCATGTCTCTTTTGACAGATCGCTTATATTCTCTAATAGTTCCAGGGGATAAAACGCTTGTTCTGCTTTCTATGTATTTATTACATGCCTCTTTTAATGTCATATCTTCTGGTGGAACATATCGCGCAGTCAATACTTCACTTTCTTTTTTTGCTGCCCATTCGGCAGCCATTTGCTCACAGATTCGCTTCCCTTTTTTGCTAGGATCTGAACATGTAAAAGATTTATAAACCCTTTTCTTTTTGATAGTCCCGTCTGATAACGGGATTTCTTCGATGTGACTGAATACCTGACATCTCCATGAGCCAGATGGCAGTTTTTTTGCAGTTGCCATTTCTTTTCCTCCTTATTAACCGAACAAACTTTCTGACTTGTCCGAACACACCGAAGATGATACAATATGACTTGTCAGGCGATACGTTTCACTTCAGTATGCTTTGCGGAACGTAAAAATATTTTTCTTTTTTTTTTAAAAACCGGTCCTCGTTGGTAGCGAGAGCCGGTCTTTTTTAGCATTTATTCTATTTCGTCAATATCAAGAGAATATCCAAGCACTTCTCCGACATCCGTACATTTTCCTTTCAATGTAACAGTGTCACCTTTTGACATAGATGCTATTTTAGCTTTCTGGTCGTCGTTTTTGATGTAACACTGAACTCCAATAATCTCAAAATCTCCATCAGCCATGAGATCAATATATTTTCCGGCTGCATCAATGTTTGTGAGCTTTCCGGTAATCTCAAGGTATTTACCTTTATATTTGTCAGACGCTCCCATAGCGTTATTATTAAGGGCATCCATCATGTCATTTACAGATGCAGATATATATTCGATTGACTCAGATTCCTGTTTCTGACTGTCTGAAGCAGTTGCTTCTGTTTGTTTTGTCGTACTATCAGCGGATTTGTCTTCGCCTGTGACAGCACCGATAACCACTCCTATGATAAGTATTAATACAACCCATTTTAATATTCCGCTTTTTTGTTTCTTTCTACAATGTGGACATATTTTTGCATCTTTTGGAATGTCCATCTTGCAATGTTTGCACTTCTTGGTTTTTTCTTCGCTCATGCTTTATCTCCCTCCAATGACGTAGTTTTCATATTTTTCTCTTATTTTTGCAAATTCTCTTTGCCTGATCGGGACGATCGCGCCAGATACCATCGTAAAAAAATGGCTTACTTCGCTTACCTCGTCCATATTAACTATATAGCTCTGGTGGCAGCGCAAAAATCTTCCGTCAAGACTCTTTTCGATATCATTGAGCTTTCCTCGTTCCTTGTGCGATATTCCGCACGTGCAATGGATCATTATGTATTTGTTCTGGCTTTCGATGTATTCAATACGCCGGAATTCAGCTCTGTGAAAGTAATCCTTGTTCTTGATGGTAAGCGTTTTTTCACGGATATTTTCAAGAGTCTGCTCAACAACTGAATACATTCTTCCATACTCAGATCCTTTAATGATATAATGAACCGGTAGCACATCAAGTGCATCAAATACATATTCTTTGTGTTTTGTCCAAAAAGTGATATTTCCATAGTATCCGATTTTTCTTAATCTTTTGGCAATCTCTATGCCATTTTCTCCGTTGATGGAGACATCAAGAATTATAATGTCATACCATTCACCATCTGAAACATCGTCGATCAAAGGCTTTCCGCTGGTGTAGGTGGTTAATGTATATCCACCATCACCATGCTCTTTTAGATATCGGTCAATGCTATTTTTGAAAATCTCAATTCGTAAATTATCATCGTCACAAATCGCAATTTTCATTCAAATCATTCCCTTATGGGCGTTGTTTTCGCCATTTGCAAAAAAAAGTGTTTAAATATGCTATTTTTATTATAGCATCGTTAAATTTGGCTGTAAATAGAAGTTTTTAGGTGATTTGTGAAATGAAAATAATCAAAAATATACTAATTATAATAGGAGCTGTGCTTTTGCTTAATTACATTGTTTATTTACCAATGTGCGTAGACGATTATATCCGCGAAGAGTCAGAAGTGTATTCTGTCCAAAATGCGTACAGATCTTCTACCCTACATAAGAATAGCGCCCATGAAATAAAGCAGAGCATGCCGCCGTTTTTATTCGCCCTGCCACTAAACAGAAAAGACTATATCTTTGATGTTACGAATAATTTCTATGCAATCATAAACATATCGGTGTATATCTGGCAGTTTCCAAGGGCAAACATTAATGATATAATAGCAAAAAAAGCGAACGAATGTTCGATTATTCCCACAAACCGGACATATACTGTAATGTAGGTGGTAATTGCAATAGGGAGGGTTATTATGGATTATAAGAAAGAGATTATTGAAATGATAGAAAAAGCAGACCATGACCAATTGTATACAATATTTAGATTTATAATATCATTTCTGGGACTGAAATAAAGAAAAGGGGCAGGAGTTATTTCCTGTCCCCATCTTTTTACTCTTCTTTCTTATCTGCCAAAGCATTGGCAAGTTTCTGGAGAGTTTCCCGCTCTGATTCATTTAGATTAGCAAGTATTTCTACTAATCGTATCTTGAAGCTATCTGCTTCTCCATTCAGAACCGAACCAACGAAATCCGCAATCTCGGATTTTCTTTTATTCTGAATAAACATTTCACCTGTTCCCTCAGTCAACCATTCGTAGTTGACTTTAAATTCCCTACAGATATCCTTGACAGTTCGTTCTGATGGAACTCTTTCTCCTTTTTCTATCATCCAAACAAAGTTCTTAGATACCCCGATTTTCTCGGCAAACTCATCCTGAGTCATCTTCGCAGTCTTTCTTATTTGTTGAATCCTAGTATTCACTCTTTTCACCTCCTATTCTTAACTGCAAGTATATAGTAGCACAAAAATCTAACTCTGTCAAATTTTTGTGAGATTTACGCTTGACAAATCTATCTATGTGAGATATTATAATAACACAAGGTAATACAAAGCCTTGAGCGTTTACCACGATCTGATAGAACCGACACTTTTATTAGATAAAAAGAAACTGCTCAGAGCGCTATTCTGAACAGTCCTTTTCCAAATTTGTTTACCCTATGTACTTTGCAGGCCGAAGCCACATCCGATAGCGCCAAATGCTTCTTGAAGCACATTGTCACTTTCGCAGTCTTGGTTCTGCAACATGCCTAATCGCTGACAAAACAATCAGAGCCGTCTTTGACCTGTTTTGACTGTCGAGGTATCAGTACGGACGGATTAAGAGCAAAGGGAACAGGCAAATTCAAAAGTTGGGTCATGATAACCACTCCTTTCCTTTGCCAATAGGCATTAACTAGGATAACACAAATAAGTGGTAAACGCAACTAAAAATAAGTAGGAGGTGATTTTTTTGGAACGTCTTTACACTTGCGAAGAAATCGCTCAGAGATATAGTGTGAAAGTTCCTACCGTGTGGAGATGGATACGGAATAAACAGCTTCCGGCAATCAATCTGAACGGCTCTGGTTACAGAGTGCTAGAAAGTGACTTAGTTGCTTTTGAAGAATCAAAACGTGTAAGAAAGGAGTGAATACATTGTCTGAGAAAGAAAAAAAGATTCTCGAATCAATAACCAAGGCAGTTCCCAATATGTCAGAGTTTGACAAGGGATATTTTCTTGGTGTCGGAGAAACAATCGCAAAATACAAGAATCCTGATAAAGCAGATAGGTTCCTTGAACCGAAGATTCCAGAAAGTAAACAGACAGATTAAAACCATCTACAAAGTTCTTGACTAGAAAGGAAGTGAAAACAAATGTTCCGCAGAACACCGTCAAAATATGACAACATGACAAAATGGGAAATTCTGGATTCCATAAACAGTGACCCTCATTATTCACATGGGAAAATGGCTAGGCAAGCACACAGAGCGTTGCGAAAGTATGGTGACGGATTACCAATCATTTACAGATATCCGAATTTCCCCTATTTGTTATCTGCATTTGCTGGAGGATTCTCAGCTGTGACCGTATTCATTTTGTTTTTGTCAATGTAAACATTGATTACCTGTCCAGATTTGTACAGTGCAAATAAGCTGATTACGATGGCAACAATGGACAAGACAACAGGGATATACCACCGTCTGCGGTCTCTTACATAAGAATCATAAAAAGCTTTTCCGGCTGACTGAATACAGACAATGGTTGGTGTGATTCTTGAATCGGTATCTTCTTTACTGTATTTAATGAACCCGCGTTTCCCAAGATATTCTATTTCCCCTTTTTCTGAATTGGAAAAATCAGACAACGGTATATCAGTTTTATAAAGACGTTTTAACAATTTGATTTGTGAACCAGAAATTTCCATAACATCTCTCCTTTCACAGGAGAGTATATCACAAAATTCAAAAGACGAAACAAAGAAACTGTGCATTCACAGTAATTAAAGAGGAGGAAGAAAATGAAGAAATTTGAATTAACACCAGAAACCAAAATTAACATTTTCGGAAAGAAACTTTTCCGAATCAAAGCACTCATTTCATTTGCGGATGTAGAAGCCGGAGAAACTGGCGGATGGGTAGAAAAAGAAGGAAATGTAAACCAGTCCGGCAATGCATGGGTGTACGGCAATGCAAAGGTGTACGGCGATGCATGGGTGTACGGCAATGCAAAGGTGTACGGCAATGCAGAGGTGTCCGGCAATGCAGAGGTGTCCGGCGATGCAAAGGTGTCCGGCGATGCAGAGGTGTACGGCAATGCAAAGGTGTCCGGCAATGCAGAGGTGTACGGAGATGCATGGGTGTCCGGCAATGCAAAGGTGTACGGCAATGCAGAGGTGTCCGGCAATGCAGAGGTGTCCGGAGATGCATGGGTGTACGGCAATGCAGAGGTGTCCGGCAATGCAGAGGTGTCCGGCGATGCAGAGGTGTACGGCAATGCAAAGGTGTCCGGCGATGCAGAGGTGTACGGCAATGCAAAGGTGTACGGCAATGCAATGGTGTTCGGCAATGCAATTGTGTACGGCGATGCAAAGGTGTCCGGCAATGCAAAGGTGTCCGGCAATGCAAAGGTGTACGGCAATGCAAAGGTGTCCGGCGATGCAAAGGTGTACGGCAATGCAAAGGTGTACGGCAATGCAAAGGTGTCCGGCAATGCAGAGGTGTACGGAGATGCATG